AACAGCAGTGCCAGCTTGTGCGTCTTCTCGGCTGCCCTCGACCATATCGCCGACCGCGTCGGGTCTTCAGTCATCCGCCGCTTGCTGATGTCGAGTGTGTGCTGATGCAGTCGTTGCTGTGCCTGTTCATCCCGATCGACCTTGCGCGGGTGTGCCCCCGGCACCACGTCTGCCAGATTGCCCGTGCCGGTCTGCAGATCCAGCCACCACCGCGCCCGGTCAATGATGGATTGCGGAATCTCATCCTCTGACGGCTCCTGATAATCCACGTATCTGGGACTTTCAAACACCAGACACCGGCCAATCAATCCGCCTTTGAGATTGTCTTCCGTCAGGGATTCCCAGAACCCCTCCGGAACTGCAGTACCGTACAGCACCGCGTGCGGATACTGCAGCCGTTTGATTTTGCTGCGGTCCCCGTATGCGTCCGCGATCCACTCCCCATCAGCGGACGAAAACAACTGCATCAGGACTGCGGAAATCTGCACCAAATGCGGGCTGCCACGGTCCTGCATGGCCATGACAAGATGGCTGATTTCGTCCAACTGAAACAGCGTCAACCACTGTTCCGCCATCGTGGCGATAATCCCGGCATGACTGCCGATCCGCTCCGGCCCCACGGTTTCCCCGTGTCCGGCTGCCCGCAGAATCAGTCGATTGAGTTTGCGGGAATGGTCCTTGCCCCCTCCTGATGGTGCCAACCCCAGGACGAAAAGATTCGTCCTGGTCCGGCCCTTGTCCACGACTTTACCCCCGGTCAACACGGACATCAACGCAATCGCTCCGGCCAGTGCCAACTCAGGCAGCGGGTAATGTGCCGTCCGAAGGTTGTAATCCATCACGTCACCAATCAGCCCCGGAATCTGCAGCAGCTCGGACGGCAATTTGTGGTCCGGCCTTGCTGCAGGCTTGACCGCCGCCGGTCTGGGTTTGTCCAAAAATGACAGATCCACATCCACCTGCGGAATCTCGGGTGGCAATTTGTCCGCCCGTGGTGTCCCCTTGCTGCCGCCATTCGCCACCGCCCGTTCCAGCTCAACTTGCTCCAGCGGGGGCAGGTTCCGGCTGTTCCACTCGCTTACCAGATCCGCAATCTGGTCTGGCGTCAATCGCCTGCCGTCATGGTCCGTCATGGCGTGCAGGTGTCCGGACAGCGAGAACGCCGCCGCCTGTCGGCCACCTTCCAGCACTCCCGGCACCTCGGCAGCGTAGGCTGTCGCCCGTTTCAACAGCCCGTCATCAGACACGACGCCAGAACGCACAGGACTGCGTCTGACGGCCTCCGGCTGTTTTGGCGTCAAATACTCCCGGCAAAGCCAGTCAATTGCCTGTTGCCCGTCTCCGATGGCCTCACAGTCCCCGTACACCTCGCCCGTAATTGTCCAGAATCTGCCGTGGTCGTAGCACTCAAGCTGCTCCTTTTCCCCGCCAAATTTGTGCTGACATGTCGCCCCCTCGGGTTTCCGTGCCCGTGTCAGGAATTTAATACCCTTTCCGCTGGGTGACACCTCGGCATAACTGCAGCCGATCAGCCTGGCGACGATCGGCAGTGCCCACACTCGCAGATGCCCGGACTCATCCAGGCAGTTGTCCAGGTCTACACCTGTGTAGGGTGCCTCAACCACCGTGGCAATTTTTGGCCTGCCGTCCACGGCTGCGAAGTCGTTCCAGGTGTCCGGGTCATTGCTTTTCGCCGGGCTGCCCGTGCATTGGATCGGGACTTTGTTGCCGCGTCGGTCTTCCCACAGCATCCATCGTCGCAGGGCTGTCAGTTCCGCCGGTACTCTGCTGTAATCCATTGTTGCACCCAAAAAGAAACCGCACGCCCTGCCGGATGCGAAACGGCAGGACGTGCGGGCGAGACCAGCCTGTCGGGCTGGATTGGGGCATTGTCTTTGTACCGCGCACCCGTTCGCATCTCGGCTGCGCGGTCGTCACATTATGGGGCAGCCTGTGCCCGTCGTCAATCTTGTGTCAGTCCTGTCAGGTGCCGCATGATCTGGGGCAGGTGCTGCAGGGTCTCGTTTGACAAGTTCGGATGATCGACCGCCCGGATCGGCTCCAGCCATGCCAGCACCGTTTCAACGGCTCGTGCTGTGCCCTGATTCCAGCCTTCCTCAAATCGGTCTGCAATGGCCTGTGGCACCTGCTGCGCGGCGTCCAGTTCGATCTGCAGTCGCCTAATCGTTTCGGCTTGCTGGGACCACTCGGAGCACACGGCATTTAAACGGGATTGCAAATCACTATTGTGCTGACCCGCTGCTTCGAAGGCTTTCTCCTGTGCTTCGTTGATCGTCCGCAGGCTGGCCACCAAGTCCTCCAGTTGGGCCACCTTACGCCTCTCAGTGCCCAGCAGTTTCTGCATCAATTCCAGATCGCCGCGCAATCTGGTTGTGACCTCCCTTTCCTGCTGCAGCCGCGTCCCCAGTGTGACTTCGCGGCCTTTGAGGAATGCCACTTGCGCCTGCAGTTCCGTGTGTGGCTCCGGCTGTGGCTCCGGCTCAATCCGGCGGATGTACCGCTCATCGTTGACTGTTTCGCCAACGCGTTTTGTCGGCCATAATTCGCCCTCGTGGTTGACCCACAAATCACCATCCCGCAGCACCTCGCCCACCTGCAATACACGCCAGCCCTCGGGTGGTGTGTATCCTGTGACTGGTGTGGATTCCGCCTGCCCCTCAATCTCCGCCAGTTGCTCCGTTGTCGTTTCGTCAGTCATCGCTCGCATCTCCTTCAGAATGGTACCTCATCACCCCAATCATTCACCGGCGTGACCAACTCAGCCACGCGCGTGGGCTTTTCCTCAGTGAATTCGACTTTGACAATTCGGTCAAACTGACCGTCTTTCTTGACCAGCAAACGCGACGGCTTCCGGCAGGCTCCCCGGTTCAAGGCCACCACGGCCTCTGCCACTGTCCCAGGCACCGGGAACTGGCTGCGGTCCTGCCACCACTTGAACGCCTTTTCAAATGCGAACCCGCTGTGCTCGAAGCACACCCATTCCCGAACCACGATCCATGCCAGATTCCCGGGTGGCATGGTGTCATCGCTCACCTGATAACTCACGCACAACGTCGGGGGCTTCTCTCCAGCCCCGCGTTTCTGGTGGAGGTGCCAATCCATCCGTTCCACGTCGTACCACTGCGGGGGCAGCTCGCCGACAATCGCCGACTTCGTGTCCATCTCGCTGCCGTGTCTCGGCTCTCTGTCCATCTCCCTAACAAACATGTGCCCGCATTCCGTGCACCGGACCGCAGACAGTGCACACTCTGCCCGACACTTCGGGCAGACCTTTGAGGGTGCCTCTGATCCGTCCGCGTTCCGTGGTTTACTCACGCCGTAATCGTCAGAATCCAGTGCCCCGTGCCGCTGCAGATTGCCCCCAAAATCCAGAATCAGACAGTCCGTTTTCCCGTCTGCCATCCGCAGCCCACGCCCGACAATTTGAGCGAACAGACCGGGCGACATTGTTGCCCGCAGGACTGCCACCGCGTCAATCCGTGGCGCGTCAAACCCTGTTGTCAGCACATCCACATTCACGCACCATCGCAAACGCCCGGCCCGAAAATCCGTCAGCACGCGATACCGCTCTATTGCGGGTGTTTCACCCGTCACCAGTCCCACGTCCTGCCCTGTCAGATCCCGCAGGGCTGCCGCCACCTGTTCCGCATGACTCACACCCGCACAGAACACCAGCACACTGTTCCGGCCCTCGCAGGCAATCGTCAGCTCACAGCAGGCAGCGTGGATGATGTCGTCCCCGCTGAATGCTCGCTCCATCTCAGCCGCCACAAACTCACCACCACGGACCGCCACCCCCTTCAGATCCGCTTGCGAGTCTGCCGGATTGTTGGTCAGCCTGCTGAGATATCCACCCTCGATCAGCGTGCCCGTTTTCGCTTCATAGCAGATCCCGGAGAACAGCCGACCATCACCGCACAGACTGCCTTCGTTTGTCCTGTAGGGTGTCGCGGTCAGGCCCACGCAAAACATCCGGGAATTCAGCTTCCGCAGCTCGGCCAGAAATTGCCCGTACATGCTGCCCGCATCGTCGGATATCAAATGTGCCTCATCAATCACCACCAGCCCGCGTTTGCCGAACTCCGCCGCGTCCCTGTAGACGCTCTGAATCCCGCAGCAGATGACCGCGCTGTCAATGTCACGTTGTTTCAGCCCTGCGGAATTCAGCCCCACGTGCAGCCCCGTCAGCCGCTCAATCTTCTCCGCGTTCTGCTGCAACAACTCTTTCCGATGCGCCAACACCAGCACCCGTTGTCCCCATTCCACAGCCTGCCGAATCAGCAGTGCAATGACAATGGATTTTCCCGCTCCAGTCGGCAGGACGATCAGCGGATTCCCCTGACCGCTGCCGATGTACTGCCACGCCGCCGCGTTTGCTTCTGACTGATACCACCTTGCTTCCATCGCTCGCATCTCCCCGCCAAAAATCCCGGCAGGGTTTCTGCTGCCGGGACTGCATACCGCCAACACACACCCATCAGCCGAACGGATTTGCCATCTGCCCCGCAGTGGGGGCTGGATAGCTGGTCTGTGTCATCGGCTGCCCGCTGCTGCGCTTGACGGCATAGCCTTTGACCTCGTTTGACTCACGGCCCTCGTACTCACGCACGTCAACCGTGACTGTCAGCAGTCGGTTGTGCAACTGCACAGAATCGCCAGGATTCGGAACACCCACAGAATCCTGAATGGCCTTCAGCCGCTGCTTTGCAATCGAGACCGCCTGTGCGTTGTTGTTGAAGCTGTCTGTGATGACAGCCTGATACTCACCGGCTGGCAGTGCTCCCCGTGGGGTTTCCGCCTCAACACCGGACATGTCGATACCTCGCAAACTCGCCATCTCAATCAACCTTTCGCATCTGAAGAACCACTCACCAGAAATTGAGCATACGCAGCCCAACTGAATTCAATCTCCTCCGGCATGGCCAGCCTGTTTTTGGCCAGTGCTGTTGGAGTCTCGACACACCTGACAAACCGCTCGCCGTTGCCCGACGCAATCACGCGGTCGCGGTTGAAACCCTGATCTTCCTTTTTCGTAAACACCCGATATGACGCAAACAGCACCTCATCGCACCATTCCTGCAGCAGTGCCGATGCCGTGTCATGCAATGCGGGCTGGTATCGGTCGTAGCTTTCCGCTGTCGGGTCTTGGTGTTTTTTGATGGCACAATGTGCCAGCAGAATGATACCAATTCCCTTCTCTTTTCGCAGCCAATCCAGCCCCGTCAGCAGCTTATCCCAATACACCACGGCAGACTTGTAGCCCGCACCATAGCCAATATCGGCAATCGACTTCTTTCCGGCGTCCGCTGCCACCTGCGCGTGGATGATGGCCTCCAGCCAGTCCACCGAATCAATCGCCAGCCAGCGGAACTCGTGCTTATTGTTCGCCAGCCACATGATAACCGCGTTGACCTGTTCCCAGGTCTGCACCTGATCCGTGCGGGCGCAGTCGATGTCGTTCAACCCGTCCTCGACGTTCAAGAACAGCACACCGGGGGCCTGTGCAGCCCAGGATGATTTCCCGATCCCGTGTGTGCCATACAGCATCACGCGCCGAGGAACTTGTTTTTTGCCTGTCGTAATCTTCACCGCTCGCATCTCCTGAAAACAACCATCGTACCTCAGCCCACTGTGGGCTGATTCGTTTCTGTTTTGCTGCCCTGCAGCAGCCGCTGAACCAGATCCGGGTGCATCCTCTGGCGAGGAATCCACGGCATCTCCCCAGGATCCCACTGGCTGCCGGGACCAGTCCGGCCAAACTCGCGGTCTTCCCGGTCTTGTGCCATCGTCTCCGGCACCCCGAACCACGCCCCAAACTTATCCCCGCTCATTGTGCCTGCCTCTCTACTGTCCACCGGCTTTTTCCCCTGGCGTCCACGTTCTCAGTCAGATTCCAGCCCCGCACACCACCCGCCGCCGCCAGCAGATTCCGCACGTTCAGTTCTGATGAATACCTCGCGGGGAGTATCAGCCGTTCGCCGGGCTTCATGGCCTGCAGCCGCGCCACCAACCGCCGGTCAATCATCATGGTTTGGCCTTTCATCCAGCTCCGCCCGGAGAATCTCGACGTCTCGAGGTGCGGAAAATGCCAGCCGTGCCCGGTCGCCGCGAATCTCGACCATAACCACCTCAATCGTCACATCACCGCACCGGATGATTACGGACTCCTGCGCCTTCCGCCCCAGCATCAGCACGCCGTTGCCGTCGCTGTTTGTCCTGAATTTTTTGACCTTGCTGACCGGCTTTGGTGCGCCCATTGGGACCGCTGCCACTGCTGCCTTCGTGCGTTTCATGTTAGCTCCCAAATCTCTAACAAGGTGAATCCCTCAGTTTCGTTCGTCCACAACTTTTTGACGCGCAAATCAGCAACCTGACAATCATCACGCCAATGCTCACTCAGGGCGTCGAGTATAGCCTTCCCGATGTTGTCGGGATCTGGTTTTTGTGCGTGATACTCGACGGCCAGTGCTTCTGCTTTTTTTGCCTTGCTCCAACTTTTGGGTATCGGCAACACGGCCACAATATGCACCGCCACCGGCCCCACAAACACCGGCCAGTGTTTCGTGGCCTCTGCAATGCGCCGCTTGTATGCGTGCACCGGGTGCCGCTTCGGAAGATACACCCGAGCGAATCCGCCTTGTGACGAAACCCGATGTCTTGGCTGTGCCACCGGCGTTCCGGGAATCTCAATCCATCGTCGTTCAGAACTCAAAGTCCAGCCCTCCCA